GCTTTCCATTTAGCTTGATTAACACCCCAGGTCATTACTTCGGTAAGATACCTTTTAGTGTTCCTTTTAGGCCTTTTAGGTTCTTGAGTTTGAGCCTTAGGTTTCACCTCTAACAACATTACCGTCGTCTCTCCGTCTCTCCTTATCGCTTCCACGTAGAAGTCTATGAAGTATCGGTGAGGTCGATTGTCAATAGGTGAGATATAAGGAATCACTACCTCTTCTGATGACCATGAGATAACGTTAGGATTGGAATCTAACGATTCCATTACCCTTTTTTCCCATCCAGATCGATAAACGATATTAGTCGGATCGCCTCTGTATTTTTTGGGGTGAATAGGTTTAAAAAAACCTTGTTTATAATTTCCTGCCATATAGACCTCTACTAAATAGTATGTAGTCTATTTGGAGGAATAAATGTCTTTTGCAGACTCTTTGTCTGATGCCATTACATCAGGATGGAATTCTCTAACATCAATGGCCTCTGCGGCCACAACGGCCGCCGTTAATGCATTACCTGAAGGTCAAAACGCACAATATCAATTTTCATATGATGTTTTTCCTGAGGATCTAGGGTCCTCTCAATATGGTCACTTTATGACAATCACTGCTATTTTGGGTGACAAGACTATTACAACACCTACAGGACCTATTTCACCTGCACCACCTAACCGTGCGGCTTATACAGTCGGTATGTTTATTCCATCAGGCGAATCAGGTGCAGGTATTATTTACGAACAAAAACATGAATATGCTGACGTTAAACTTGCTAATTTGATGGGTGCTGCTATTGCTGCATTTGCTGGTGGTTCAGCAGGTGGTTCCGATCCTTCTCTAGTCACCAGTTATTTCGGGCATCCAATTAACCCAGGTGTTGAGGTACTTTTTAGACATACAAACCTTCGTGAATTTCAATTTGCATTTCTTATGGCACCATCTTCTCAAAAAGAATCCGAATCTATGAAGAATATTATTCAAAAACTTAGAATGTTTGCAGCACCTGAATTGAATAACAGAACGGGCGGAATATTTTTTAATACACCTGCTGAATTTGAAATTAAATTCTATAATAAAGGTGTAGAAAACACCAACATTCCTAAAATTCGTCGATGTGTTCTAACGGATATTATGGCCGACTACACTCCAGAAGGTGAGTGGTCGACCTTTAGAAATGGTCATCCAGTTACTTGCCGACTAGCACTAGCCTTCAAGGAAATGGAAATCATTCACAGACAGTTCATCAGAGACGGTTACTGATGGCCACATTTACTCCTCAAAATCCACCTACAAATCTAACAATGTTAGATGTGAACTCCATGCTAAATTCGCTTGGAGGTCCAGCAAAACAATGTCGATTTGCGGTGAGAATTGTTCCAGTTGGTACCAGTAATATTCTGGCTGGCATGGGTTATGGTGCTTTTATGAGAGACCTTACCTATATGTGTGAAGCAACAGAATTACCTGGTCGTGGCTTCGACATCGCTGAAGCTAGATATTATGGACCAGGTTTTAATAGACCTAGAAACACCAAGTATTCTGCTGGTGCAGATTTTACATTCGTATGCCGTCAAGAATCATTTGAGCGTCAGATGTTTGATGATTGGATGGAAATTATTAATCCAACAAACATATTCGATTTTAATTATGCTAGAGATTACATGTGTCAAATTCAGGTATTCCAATTAGCAGAATATCCTGGCCCAACCACTAAGACTAACCCAACTGAACCTAAGGCTGTGTATGCATGGACACTCCATGACTGCTGGCCAATGTTGGTTAATCCACAGCCGGTAACATGGGCTGATACTGACGTTCTAAGATTATCAGTGACCTTTTCTTATCGTTATTGGTCAAGAAAGGGTAGAGATACTGATGCATCAGGTGGAGAGGTAGTTTTTACACCTAACCCTTAATATGGAGAATAAATTATGGGATTGCCAAAGATTGATGTGCCAGTTTATGATATGACTGTACCATCCACAGGAAAGGTTATTAAAGTTAGACCTTTTTCTGTTAAAGAAGAAAAGATTTTATTTATGGCTTTGGAGTCTAAAGATATGGACTCTATCATTACTACAGTTAAACAAATTATTAATAACTGTATTGTTGAAGGTGAGTTGGATGTAGATCGTGCACCATTCTTTGATATTGATTATGCTTTTATTTTTCTAAGGGCAAAATCGGTCGGTCCATCTGTAGAAGTAAATCTGACCTGCAATAATGTTCTAGAAAGTGGTGATAAATGTGGTAACATATTTGAAACGTCTATGGATATTGCAAACTGTGATATTATGAAGGACGAGGAAATAAATCCTGAGATTGATCTCGGTAAAGGTAGTGGTATAAAGATGAAATATCCTAACTATGCTGTTATCAAAAGAATTGAAAGTAGTGAAGCAATCGATAAAAAGACCACAATGATTGTTAATTCAGTTGATTATATCTGGGACAAGAAAGGGCAATATTCATCTAAAGACTATTCTAAAGATGAATTAAAAGATTTTGTTGAAGGTCTGACAGAAGAAAATTATAAGAAACTGGAAAAGTTTATTGATCATCTTCCAGTATTTGTTGTTAAAATGGATGCAACATGCACTAGATGTGGGTTTGAACATCATGTGAGGTATTCAGATTTCTATGATTTTTTTTTCTAATGATGGGCCACGATAAACTGGCAAATTATTATAAAACAAACTTTGGTATGATCGAACATCATCAATGGCGCCTTGAAGAACTTGAAAGTATGATGCCTTGGGAGAGATATGCATATATTGATATGCTGCAAGAATATCTCCGTGAGGAAGAGAAGAAAGCAAAACAGAAAGAACAAGAAAACAAGGCCAAGTGGCAACAAATGCAACGAGCAGCCATGAGAAGGTAAATGATCAAGATAGATAAATTCAGTTATAAAAGTCTTAGAAAACTAACAGTTGGTGAAAGACTTAATGCAGTAAAAAGTCCTGATGTCGGGTTTGCACTTATGTCTGCATTGACACCTACCCAAATCGCTGAGTTATTTCCACGATATTACTTGATGAGAGAACCAGATATATCTGGATTCCTCAAAGCCGTACCATCTAGTGTGCAGGCAGCCAGACAACAATATTATGATGAACAATTAGAGAGAACTGCCACAGGTTCTAAAGAAGGTGCACCGCTTGAACCAGGTACTAAGAAGACTTGGTGGGAAAAAGTAAAAGAAACTGTATCTGGTGGTACAACTAAAGTTTTAAAGCCTGGTGAGGTGCCAACATATAAACTAACACCAGAACAAACTGCAACATATGATTTATTAAAGTCAGGTCAGAATGTTGAGTCAAATGATCCTCGTACCAAGTTTATGGCTACACTGACACCGGAACAATTAAAGACAGTTGGCTTAGAGAAGATTAAGAGTGAAGATGGAAAAGAAATGTTCCACTTCAACCAAGAGGCATTTAAGGCATCTGAGGAAGAGGCTAAGAAAAGTTTAGAATCTAAAAGTGGCCAATATGCGCCTACTGAATCCGCCGGCGAAAAGCAACGAGCAATTATTAGAGAAGCTAATAAATTAAATGTTAGTCCAACCGACCTAGCAACTGTAATGATGTATGAAAGCGGTGGAACATTGAATCCTGATAGAAGGGGACCTGCTGACCGCCGAGGCTCGGCTGGGCAGGCCATTAGTCAAGGTGCCCAACCAACAATGTTAGGACTTATACAGTTTGGTGCTAAAGAACAAATTGATTATGGTGTCAAACCTGGCATGGGATTCGATGCCCAAATGGAATGTGTAGGTCGATATTTAAAAGATAGGGGATATACAAGATGGATTAATGAACATCCTAATGCTACACCTGAGCAGAGAAGAATTGCACTTTATTCGACAATTAATGCTGGTGGTCCTGATGAAAAGAATTGGTCTAAGACCGATAGATGGATGGGAGGGGCTCCTGGAAATGTGGCAGATAAGGCAACATCTATGTTTGGTGGCGCCTGGTATAAAAATGCTTCTAAACTTATGGAAGGCTCGGTAACTACAGGAAGTTCCGGAACAATAACATATGACAAATTGCAGGCAGAACAAAGAGCCTTAGAAACCCAAAGGGCCGCCGGTGCAGTAGGTAAATTAGCAGAATATACCGGAGCCCAGATGGGTGCACCAGGTGCTCCAGGTGTATCTACAACCGCACAGACTGAAGGTACCAAAAAGCTGAATGAAATTACCTCTTATCACTCTGCTGGTAAGGGATACTGTGGTATTGGTACCAGACTAGCTGCAAGAGACCTATTTGGTGACAAGTATTTCTCTGAAGGTCTATCGAAAGGTGGATCTGCACAAGCATCTTCACTATCAAGAGATAATAATTATTTCCAAGGGTCTGGATATTATAATGCTAAACAAGATATTGAGAAAGAAAAGGCAACTGATCCTAAGTATTTAAATTCTCTACCAATCGGTACTGTAATATCTGCACAGGGCGGTAATGTTCACGGTGATGGCCACGTCCAAATTAAACTAGGTCCAAACAAATGGGTCAGTTATTTCGACCAGTCTGGTGTATTAGGTCAAAGATCGGATGGTAGGCAGTATCATGGATATTCTGTTCATGTTCCTAATGAAAAGGGTCTTGCTAGAATTGGTGAGAGAGGTTTTGCTACAGTCGTTAATGCTCCTGAGGGTCAACCTGCTCCTGCTCCTACTATAGAAGAAGCCCATGATGTTCAACAAAGCCATCCTACGGCAGATAGAAAATTAGATGAACCAACTGCTGAAATTGATGCACAAGGTAGACCTAGAGCCGCAGGACAGGCACCTCTAACACCTAGTGATGAAGCTGCTCATACCAATGTAACGATTAGACGTAAAGATGATTCATCTAATGTGCCTATGTATGAACCTGGCCCTCCATCAACCTCAGCACCTGCTGTAAAAGGACTAGGTGATGTAACTCAACCAACTCCTTCTACACCAGCACCAGGCGAGGCACCTATAGTTGCACCTAAAGTTGTGCCAAAGGGAACTAAAGAACCTGCGGCCGCTGTTCCTCAAGCACAGGCTGAACCTGCTACACCAAAAGAAGCAAAGTTTAAATTTGATCCTAATCTATATGAACAGACTATCGTTAATAAGTATGGTGATTTTGCAGTTCATACAATGGGTGGCCATAATCAAAAGTCTCTTGTTCAGGAAATGGTTAACAAGTTACCTGCTGGTGTAAGATATGAGAAAGGCCACCTTGTAGGTGATCCTAAAGGTATTAGAGAGGTTATGTCAGGTTTTGATACAGAATTTGGTACAGGTACTGGTGGTAAACTATTCAGTGAGGTTAAACCTAAAGAAACAAAGCCAGAGGTTAAACCTGTAGAACAGCCTCAACAGGGCCTAGAAAAGTTTATGGAAAAGCCTGTTGAGCCAACTCCTGCACCACAGACTCGGGCACCAGCACCTGCACCGACTATGACGCAAAGTGGTACACCATCAGCAACGGTAACACAATCACCTGCACCACAGGCTCAGGCTGCACCACAAGCACCTGCACCACAGGCTCAGACTGCACCACAACCACCTGCACCACAGGCTCAGGCTGTGCCAAAAGCAGAACCTCCAAAGGCTGCACCAAAGGCTGATACTCCAAAGATTGAAGTAAAAGCTACTGGTGGTACGGCTCCTGCTGATAGTCATATTCAGGCATATCCTATCGGTGGTCTAAGAGGTGATAATTCTGTAGTGGTAGATGCACAACAACAGCCATTGTTCACTATGAATACCAAAACAGAGGCTTTGCTACCAAACCCACAAGAGAATAGAGTGGATGTGGTACCAACACAGAAGCAAACGAATAGTGCTAATGAACAGGCACCTAACCCAATGCAAAGGTTCTCTGATGATTTGGAAAATGTAAGACACGAAATTAAGTCTGCTTTTAGTGATATGAGTGTTAATAATGATGTAACCGGTAGGCCTGCTAGGAATACTATAACAGACCGTGACAGTCATATGATCGACGGGCTATTGGATTCCACTAGAATAGCCTATAAGAATCCTACATCACAAAGAGCGTTCAATCGTTCTAGATTCCATGAGACTGGTGATCCAACGAATGATTTCCATCATAGCATTGGTAATACCGCATAAAAAAGCCGGGGATTTCTCCCCGGCGATTCAATAGTTATCCTGTAAAGTCTCAGTCCTCAGCCAGCTTGCGAAACATGGCCAGGTCTTCATCTTCTTCCTCTTCTACAACCGGTGCCTTAGCAACTGGCTTTAACTTGGTAAAAGGGACAACATCTTCGTCCTCTGACACAGGAGAATAACTTGGAGCCTTCTTTTCAGCCGAAGTGGTTGTGTGTGATGCTGCTGAAGCTGATAGCCCCATAACATCATCAAGACGGCGCTTTAGTTCCTCGTAAGTCTTAAAGTTCTTTGTATCAACAATATCTTTAAGAGAATGTTCACGCTTCCAGATAGCCTCTAGTTCCGAGTCATCGTCGCTCAAAGCTGTTGGTACAAGGAACACAGACTCGTCATAGTTAGGGAAACTAACATTACGCCCACCAATATTAACATTCTGACGAGTAACCTTCAACTTAAAGTTTGCACCCTTCCAAAGATCGAAAGGATTAATCTTCTGTTCCGACTCAAGATCAGGATTCATCATCTTGGTGATCTTATCGAAGATTTTCTTACCATACTTGAACAAGAATACCTTGCCTTCATTCTCAGGATTCTTGGGATCAGATACCACTAGAATATTAGAAACATAATGTAGCCTACGCTTCTGGTCACGTGCCTGCTTGCGCTCAGGAGCATTATCATCCTGAGTAGAATTCCAAAGCTGTGAGTTATATTCTGAAACCGGATCTTTCTGATCAAATGTGGTTAGGGACTTTTCGATGTACCACTTACCTGTTGCCTTGTTCTGGAATCCATGGTCGAAGTAACGCACCCAAGGAAGGGCATCTTCACCGTCAACTGCTGAACCAGGAAGGAAACGAATGACCGCTAGAGCGTTACCTGACTTGTCAGGTGTAGGCTTCCAATAATTGCCTTCATCCTCACGCTCATAGTTCGATGATGGGTTTGAGAGTTTATCGACTTCCTTGAGTAGGTTGCCGAAGTCCTTAGACTGCTTTTTTAGATTAGAAAAGTTCATTATATTCTCCTTGTATAAACGTTGTATGTTATCTTATCCACATTACCATCATATAATAAGTTATTATAACAGAACAATCTCGTTCTGTCAAGTGTTATTTATTGGAAATAATGGTAGGGACCGAAGCCCCTACCATTAAATATTTTACTTACCGAACTCTAGTCCAGTTTTTCTATTTATAATTTTTCCTGCAACAACAGCATATTCTGGGTGAATAGCATATAGATCATAGATCATTTGTGCTGCCACTGATGCATCTTTGTTGTTTCTGATGAGAATAGCCATTGCTTCTAGGATTTCTTCTTGTGTCATTTCTCTCTTTCTCCCTTATAAGTCTTCCTGTATATCACTAATTCATTGGTCATGTAATATACCTAGGTAGAAAACTACCTGGTCGGACAGGCTATATTCTTCACCAAACTCATCGACAAATATTGAACGTCCTGTCGAATCTTTATTTAATGTGTATATACCATCTGCATAATCAAGTAGAATATCTGATGTCTTACCCGTTAGTAACTTCATCGATTTTCTCCTTTAATATGGCTTTGAATTTCTCTCGGTCATATTTTAGAAAAGGCTTGTATCGTCTGAGTTTCAAAGCAATTTTTGACCAAATTACATCATTGGTACCCAGGTATTTATCAAACTTATCAAAGAAAGGAATGTAATCATTCAATATCACCATTGTTTCGGGTGAGATTGACTTTCTAAGATATAGTCCTACGATATATGGATACTCACCCTCTACAATCTCAAATGGCTTATTTAATCCGTGACTAAATGCTTTATCTAGATTTTGAGTATATATATAAGACAGCGATTGCCGTCTTGCCTTATATTTAGTAAAATTGTCTATTGCATCATCTTCCAAAAGTTCTGTAATATAGTTACGATCTTCTAGACGATTGGCTATAAAA